CACGTTGAAGTTCATTAGATAAACGTTCATACTTGCTTGACTAAACGGATCAAAGTTACTGGCAAACGGACCTGTGCTATCACCAAATGTTCTACGAAAGATTTGACGCACAGTAATAACTTCCTGTGGCATATCATAGATATTGACATTGGTCACTAGCTCTAAAAAGCTGTAACTTTCTTCATAGGCATTTTGTGCTCGTTGACGGTATACACCAATGGTACGTTGGTATGCAGCTTCATAGTGCTCAGCATCCAACTCGAGATCAACGATCTGATCGCCTATCTGTAGGCGAACATAATCAAAAAGATTCTGTTTTAGGGTGTCTAGACTTGCTTGGTTTTCTAAGGCCATGTAGGGAAGCTCCGTTCCCTGTATTTAGTAGTTTTACCAGGCCCGCAGTATTACCAAGTTTTCGGTTCCTCTAGCGTTCCAGGCTGTTTCTGTTGTTGTGAGCTCTTTGAAAATCTTGCGAGCAGCCGGTTTGCCTGCGGCTGTTACAAGTTTAACAGTTTCGGCCGGTTTACGCAGGGTCTTTTGCACTGTTTCTATCTTGCTAAACCCAATTACACTGTTATTCTTGACGGTAAACACCTTGGCATATTCGTCTGCTACAATGTGAATCAGTTTGCGCTTTTTGGTGTCATAAACCCAGGCTTCACTCTTGTCAACCAGTTGTGCCGCTGGCAAACTCTTGAGTTTGAGCTCTGCAAATTCTGCCTGAATCTTGAACTTGGACGCTTTCTTTTCAGGACTAACCGGCTTGGCCTTGCGCGGTTTGCGTTCTACTTTTTTCAGTTGAACGTAACTGTTGCAGTCGTTGATCACAGTTTCACAGAATTTTACACAGTTGCGAAGTTGCAGTTTTGAAAGATGACTGTAGCCTTCGACCAACTGAGGGTCCGTGCCTTCCAACACTTCAGTAAATTCAGCCAATCTTAATTCCCAAACTCGAGCGACTGTACCAATCATGTTGGGACTAATATTGAGACCACGTATTAACATCAGTGGTTTAAAGTCCGCCGACATCTTAGCACCTGCATCAATAAAATTATCAAACATGCCTTCTAATTCGCCACAACATTCACTTACTTTTTCACGCAGGTGATCTTGAATTGTGAGCCGGGCCACTGCGGCATCAGCATCAACATCGGCCTGTGCTCGTCGGATTTCTTGTTTGGCCCGGAGCATTTCATTCAGTTGCTCATTGATACTGGCCTGCTCGTAATCTTTTAATTGCAACCCAAGCAAGGTCATACGACACACCCAGGCAGGTGTAAGTCGAATTTGACTGTCAGGAATGCCACGCATTGTTCGAGCATCTTTTGTGCGACCGTTGTGCTCTAAATAATGACACAACATATCCTTGGCATCTTTTTTACCGTAATGGTAGTTGTACCAATGGAATCCATTGGCCAAGGCACTGACACGATTTTCATCGGCAGGTTGCGTCGGCCATTCGGGTTCAAATCCAATATATTTGGAGTCTGCACTTTTAGGGTTTAGTCGTTTGATTTCGTTTGTTTTAGCCATACATGTATTATATGTGAAAATTACCCGTTTGTCAACCAAGCAAACTAGCAAAGGTTATGTGCTGTTCTAGGTTTGTAAGTAAATCGTTTACCTTTTTAACCAGCTCTTGATACCGTAATGTTTCCTTGCGTGTTCTGCGGCATTCTACACTTTCCATATCTGCGGCTGTAATAGCATGATCTACCGCACGAACCATTTTTAGCAGGTCTTTACGGGCTACCTTATTTTTGACATTGGCTATAGCTCGTTCTGCACGGTCTAGGCGTTGAAATAGTTCGTCCATGCGTGTAATTATACGAGCTTTTGAATTACAAGTCAATCGAACCCATAAATACATGACTATGCCACGCCTCTCACTCTATAGACCAAACAGAACTGCTGACTACCGATTCTTTGATCGCACTATCAAAGAGATGTTTACTGTTGGCGGCATAGACATCTACGTTCACAAATATCTTGGACCTATAGTAGATCCAGAGCAGGCCAACAATCCAGGTGATGCTACCCTGCCCACTTACGACACTACTAACCCGCTGTTTATTGAAGATTTACTGTTGTTAGAAAATCGAGACCGTGCCTACGACCCAGACGTGTATATCATGCGTGGTGTTTATCGTACGCAAGATGTTGATTTTGATTTAACACAATTTGGACTATTCTTAAACAACGATACCTTGTTTATCACATTCCACTACAACAACATGATCGACACGTTTGGACGCAAGCTCATGGTAGGTGATGTCATTGAAGTGCCAAACTTAAAAGACTACCATCCACTGAATCGTGCAATTCCCAATGCCTTGCCTAGATATTATGTGATACAGGATGGTAACTATGCCAGTGAAGGATTTAGCCAAACTTGGTTACCACACCTGTGGCGGATCAAAGCCACGCCGCTGGTTAATGCTCAAGAATACAGCCAAATCATCGACCAGCCGTTTATGCCGGAAAATATCTGGGATCCAGGCAATTTTTATCCTTCGGGCGAAACTGTTAACAACGGTGGTACCTACTATGTTGCACAACAAAACGTGCCGCCTGGAACTGATATCACCGACACAGATTACTGGCAACCAGTAACCACGCCTACCACAGTGGGCGACCAAATGAGTACCAGACCCAAAGATCTGGAAATCAACGATGCATTGCTGGTGCAAGCACAGGCCGATGTTCCACTCAGTGGATACGACGTTACAAAGTTTTATATTTTACCAACCGCTGACGGTCAACCTGCTGGTGCTGGTCTCACTGCCGACGACACCTATCCCACAGTAGACAGCACATCACCTGGTGAAGGTAATACGCCCAAGAGCTTTGGCTATACTATGGGTTATCTAACTGGTGACGGACAAGCACCCAATGGACTACCTGTTACACCGGGTGTGAGCTTTCCGCCCAATCCAGTTGCAGGCGATTATGCATTGCGTTTAGATTATTTTCCTAATCGTTTGTTTAGATTCAGTGGTGCAAGTTGGGTCAAAATTGAAGACAATGTTCGTACTGATCTTGACTTGGCTTCAGGCGCATTGACTCAACGTGCCAGCTTTGTTAACAATACCTACACAGTGTCTACCACTGACCTGGGTAACATTCCAAGCCGTCAGAGTCTTAGCCAAATACTTAAACCACAAGCTGATAACGGTGACCAAGGCGGCAACTTACCGCCCAACCCAAGACCTCCAGGACGATAAATGGCACAGTTTTTTTACGATCAACAAATACGTCGCTTCTTACTACAGTTTGCTAGAATCTTCAGCAACTTCAGTGTTGAGTACGGTCGTAACGAGTCTGGCAAAAACGATACCTTAGTTCGTGTGCCAGTTCGTTATGGTGATGCAAGCCGCCAAGCACAAACTATCATACAACAAAACTCAGCCAACGATATGCCGTCAACACCGTTGATGACGTTTTATGTAACTGGATTAGACTACGATCGTCCAAGGATCCAGGAACCCAATTTTGTAAGCAACATGCAGGTTCGACAACGTGCTTATGATGAAGCCACTGACACATACGAAGCCACACAAGGCAATGCATTTACTATTGAGCGGTTGATGCCGGTACCATACAAGTTGACCATTGCCCTAGATATATGGACATCAAATACCAATCAAAAGATGCAGATCTTGGAACAAATCCTAGTGCTGTTCAATCCCAGCTTGGAAATACAAAGCACTGATAATTTTATTGACTGGACCAGTCTTACTGTTTGTAATCTTGAATCAACCAAATGGAGTAATCGAACTATTCCGGTTGGAACTGAAAACCCTATAGACATTGCCACTCTTACCTTTAGTATACCAATTTGGCTGTCAAGTCCGGCCAAGGTCAAGAAACTGGGCGTGGTTGAGCGCATTGTCATGAGTGTGTTTGATGCCAACGGTGATGCCAGCAATGCTATCCTTGACAATGATCTGTTGTTGGGCACACGCCAAGTAATTACACCATACGGATATCAAGCATTGTTAATTGGCGGAAGTCCGGGAACAGTTGGTAGATTACAGGCCTTGCGTGAACAACAAGTGATTGACCAATCCAATGCCAGTTTGAATCCAGCCAGTAGTCCAGAAAGTAATTTGCTGTGGCACAATGTTGTTGGAGCATACGGGGTGTTGAGAGACGGCATCAGCTACATTAAATTAGAACAAGATGACGGAACCGAAGTTGTAGGTTATGTCAGTTATGATCCTACTGATGACAGATTTTTGTTGTTTACAGTAGACGCAGGATCAACTCCTAACAATACATTGGAACCAGTTTTGTCTGTTATTGATCCACTACGCAGTGGGCCTGGTGCTGGACTAGCAGCACCGGCGGCAGGACAACGCTATTTGTTTACCGAAGCTACCGGAACATTCAATGAAGGATATGCTGAGGCCTGGGCCGGAGTCAATGGACAACCCCTGGTTGCCCAAGCCAACGACATTGTGGAATATGATGGCGCAAGGTGGCAGATTTCTTTTGACAGTGACTCAAGTCCAGATAATATACAGTATGTCACAAATATCACAACAGAAATACAGTATGAATGGACTGGAAATACTTGGATTAAATCATATCAAGGCCTGTATCCTGGAGGCACATGGAGTCTAGTATTATAAAAGCAGTGGGCGTTTGGTTTTATGCGGTCAATACTCGCCGCTACCTGTATCTCATGCGTAATGATTCAAAGCATCCAGGGTCATGGGGATTGCCGGGTGGGCGTGTGGAATTCGGCGAAACCTTAATGACTGCTATTGTCAGAGAGTGTGAAGAAGAAATTGGATCAATGCCTGACTATGTGCGTATGATGCCGTTGGAAAAGTTCACCACCGTAGATGCAGGATTTGAATATCATACATTTTTTTGCATAGTGAATCAAGAATTTCGACCCATATTAAATTACGAACACATAGGATATGCATGGATTGATTCGGGCACATGGCCTAGACCCATGCATCCAGGCCTATGGTCAACTGTGAATTTCGAAGCTGTGCAAAATAAAATTTCGACTATTGAATCCAGCGTTTATACATCACAATAACTGATAAACTCCGGGTAGGTCATGACCTGGGTGTTAAAACAGTCAACCCAGACATCGGGCATACGTGTGCCTTCGCCTACTAGATAAAATTTAACCCCTGGATATGCCAAAAATACTTCAGCAAGTTGTGATTCCCAATTTAATGAATTGCCAGGTGATTCATCTGTGTATCCTATTAAGAACACTTCCTTATGGCCATCGAATGCAGCAAGATACACTGCAAGAGTCATGTCAATCAATCTGGGTTTATGAGGAATTAAATAAAATTCTCCTGGATTACTGATACAATTACGTGCAGTGGTATACACAATGTTGTCTTGTTGATAACCTGTCTCTAAAATTGTAGCTAAATTGTTGTTGTCAGTTTCTACTGCAAAGTCCAGGCGCATTTGTTGAGCAACTAATCCTGTGCCGTAAGTTTGTAGTTTTTTACTGCCTAGCAATCCACCGCGGTGACGTTGTAGTCGTGTGTAATCAAACTGCCACTGATCTAAATTGCTACCAATGCAGGCCGCACGTCCTGAAAGGTGATGGTTATCAATAGGATTTGGAATCCACTCTCTGGATTCTTCTTTTTTACCGGCACCCCATCGAGTTTCTAATATTACAAATTCGCCAGCATAGTCTGTGCGATATCTAGACTGCATTATGACCTTCCTACTGCTACTTCTATCACTCCAGGTTCGGTTGAATTGTATTCTTCTAAGGCTTTACCAACGATGCATCCAGGTTGGTATAAATTGATATCAAGTGCTTGGGCAACACCAGGCAGGTCACTAGACACTAAACGATCGCCTTTGCGTACGGTGCCAACCACTGAGCAAGGAACTCGCCCGACCAAAGCCACTTCAAGTGGATGCTCACCGGCTTGTGCGGAGTTCATTAGGTATGCTGGTTGTGTAGATATAATGCCAGCCACCTGTGTGGAATGGGTTGTGGTTGCGACTGTTATCTCATTGTTGCCGCCAAACTCTACTACCGTTCCGGCTGCATAAGCAGTGTCAGCTACATACATTTCTGCCAAGTCGGCATATTGTGCCGAAGTTGCTTTGGCAAATACTGTATTGAAATACGTTGTTGCACTACCAATATTGCCTACACCATTGGCATTTGAGTTAACAATATTTCCACCGGTGATGGTGCCGGTGCCAGCCGACAAGTTACCGCCTGTAACGTTGCCAGTTGCGCTGTAACTTGCGGCGGTACTTGCACCAGTAATAACCATTACTCCACCGGTGCTGATATTACCGCCAGTGATGTTGCCGCTGACACTTACAGCTCCACTTACATTGGCACCGTTGCTTACCGCCCAGGTGTTACTGGTACTATTGTAAGTAATAGTAGCATAGGGTGTGCCGGCAGGACCAACTTCAATACCACCACCGTTGGCTGCCGCGGCGGTTGCTGCGTTATTGGCCATATTAATAGTTAAATCATTTGTGGTGACATTGTTAGAGTTGATATATGTTACATTGCCTGTTACACTCAAGTTACCTTGAATAATAACGTGTCCAGTTGGTCCAGAACTAGCAGGATCGATTGTGATTGTATTGTCAGTCGATGTAATTGTATTGCCGGACAATGATAACGTACCGGCAGTTAATCCAGTAGATGCAATTACATTTCCGCCGGTGATATTCCCTGTTACACTTACCGTAGTTCCTGTGTGTGTAGTTGCATTGACATTGGCACCACCTAAAATGTTGCCGCCTGTGATATTGCCAGTGGCACTGACCAATCCACTGGTTAATAAATTACCGCCTGTGATGTTGCCAGTCACACTTGATATGCCAGTGGTATATGTGCCGGTAGAGGCCCAAACAACCACGTTGCTGGTTCCACCCACACTGACTGCAACATTACCACCAGCAGTGGTAACTTTTACATTTGATGTACCACTTTGAATACTAGTAGCATCAATGCCACTCAATTGACTACCGTTGCCAAAAATGTAGTTACCGGTGACGTTGCCGGTTACACTGAGCAATGTTCCAGTATATGTTTTATTAGCAATGGTCTGAACACAATTTTGCCCAACCATTGCAAATCCACCTAATGTAACAGCATCAGCAACACGCAACACATTAAGAGTGGTGTCAACAGAAATTTCGCCGTTGGCTCCAAGAAAGTTGTTGTTTTGTGCGGTTGTTCCGCGTCTAAATTGGACTACTGTTGGCATGAATTATCCTTATATACTGCTATATTTATGCGCCGACCCAGGCTTCACCAGTGGCCAAATCGGTGTAGCTATATGGGCCTTCGGATCCACAATCAAATGTGGCCGCTATAGATACTCCAAATGCATCGGTAGTGGCTGCGTCACTGACACTGCCGTAATCACCAAATGGAAAGTCTGTTTGTGTTCCATAAGCTAAGGTATTCCAACCCACGCCATCGTATGTTTCAAATGCACCAACTGTGGTATTAACGTATGGCTCCTTGAACTGCACTGCGCTGGGCGGTTGAACCTACCGGCACAGCAAAACTACCCGAAGAGTCGATAATGACATCGCCACTGGCAGCACTAGTGATAGTGCTGTTGCCCAAATAAATAGTATTGCCGGTTAACCATAAATTGGCCCAGCGGTTGGTTGAACTTCCTAGACTGTATGTGTTTGATACAGCCGGAACAAGGTTTCCGTTAAAATACGCACCAGCGGTGGAAAACACAGCCACATTGCTGGTTCCACCTATGCTGATGTTGGCATTGCCACCGCTGGTTCCAACATTGACCTCACTGGTTCCATTGTAAATTTTACTAGCAGTGATGCCGTTGGCGTAGAATACATTGCCTAAAAAATAATTCCCAGTGACGTTGCCTGTTGTGCTTACTACACCGCCAGTCAAGACGTTGCCGCCAGTCACGTTACCATTTACTGATACCGAACTACCCGTAATAACTCCGCCCACGGTAGAAGCCGCAGTTTGTGTGCCACTAACGCTGGTTGAACTACCTGTAATCACACCACCTACTACACTGGCAGCAGTTACAGTGCCTGTAACCGAAGCAGAAGTTCCGGTAATAACACCACCCACAGTTGATGCGGCTGTTTGTGAGCCACTGACGCTGACACTTGAACCTGTAATTACACCACCCACTGTGCTAGCAGCAGTTGCAGTTCCTGTAACACTGACGTTGGTTCCTGTGTAGTTGGTGGCTGAACTATTACCGCCGGTGATATTACCGGTTACACTTAATAGACCAGAGACATATTCTCCAGTTGAGGCAAACACCACTACATTACTTGTTCCGCCTATGCTGATGTTGGCATTGCCGCCACTAGTACCAACATTGGCTTCGCTGGTTCCGTTGTAAATTTTACTGGCAGTAATACCACTGGCAAAAAATACGTTGCCTAAAAAGTAATTGCCAGTGACATTGCCTGTAGCACTGATCAATCCACCTGTTAATAGGTTACCGCTGGTAACATTACCGGTAGCACTAATTAATCCACCAGTTAACATGTTACCAGCAGTGACATTAGCTGTGACACTGGCGCTTGTGCCAGTAATCACTCCACCAACAGTTGATGCTGCTGTCACATTACCAGTGACACTTACTGCGGTACCTATATACTTGGAAGCCGAAATATTGCCACCAGTAATGTTTCCTGTAACTGATGCTGTTCCGGTAGTAACGGTGCCAGTTGAGCTTACAGTTAATACGTTGGCCGTGCCGGCACTGCTGATAACGACGTTGGCGTTTGAATAGACTGTTACATTACTTGAGCCGCCAGATATTGAATTTGCACTATAGTTTTGAGTAAAAGATAGTGATGTAGTTCCAATGGTAATCGGATCATCTGTGATCAGTTTCCACTGTGTGTCAGCATAAATCACACCTTCAGTGACCATCACAATCATTCCAGCTTCAATTTCGCCGTTGTCGTTGCCGTCACTGGTTCTAGCCCAGGTACCGTTTGATCCAGATCCTACAGTAATTACGTAGTATAATCCGTTTTGACTGCCGGTAGTTTGTGCTGTAACTAGCACCCGGTCGCCGGTGGAGAGACTAACACCATCTACACTACTAGGGGCGCCGCCACTCAATGAGACGCTGACCGTGGCTACTACTCGTGTAGCCTGTTTGTAGTCTAAGTTAAATATCTGCGCGGCACGTGGTTTGGTTAATCCCATTGTAGTTCCATTAGTATGCAATATTTAGCCAAAAAAACAGGACTGCGCGGAGTCCTATTTTACAGTGGAAATAGTAGTTTAATATCCAAATCTTGTCCGATAAGCACTCCATTGTGTTTGTATTTCTGACAGCGGCAACACACCGTTCCATACTTTGACCAAGCCTACATCAGCAGTTGGTACTTCTGTGCTGGTAGTAGCGTCAGAATATCTACCAAACAATCTCAAGCCTGCAAATCCACCGTTGCTAGTATCAGTACCAAAGGTAGTTGTTGGAACAGTTGAGTTGGCAACATAGTTTTGCGATAGTGGTGATCCTGCGTTGCCATTGTATGTGGCCCATATGAATTGCCACGCATTGTTCTGTGGCGTAGTGCCACCCACAAAGTTACCATTGTAGAAAACGTCCTGGACGCCGCCACCGCTGCCCCACAAGCCCGCTAACCAGTCTGGAGCGGCACTGTTGGCATTTAACAATCTACCCAATGCTCCAGTTTGCGATCTATAGACCATCATTACTGTATAGTCTTCTGATGTGGCTGAGTAATCTGGTCCAAATGTCAAAAAGTCTGTGTCAGTATCTGCGGTCTTACGAAATATTCCACCGTTAGCAGCAGACCACGACATACTACCACCCGGGTTCAATGTTGTTATGGTGTAGCTGCCTGTACCCGCTATTGTGCTGCCATTCGTAGGAACAGCTGAGTAGTTGGCTGCGTCAAGATTGAGAATCAGTGCAGGTGGTACCGGAGCATATCCAAGGCTCCATCCTGGGCCAATTGACCACCCAGGTCCAACACTCACTGTTACTGGTGCTACCATTAATTATACTCCTGTAAATGTGTAAAATGATCCACTAATAAAAGTTCCACCTGTAATGGTGATTGTTTGTGCTCCTGAATCAACGCTGACCACCGTGGCTCCAGGAAGTTGAACCACTAACCAACCAGCAGCAACATTGCTTAAATTTGGCGTTCCAGATATTGTGCTCCAACCAGCACCACCAACATAAAAGAATCCAGTGGTACTATCAGAGCCAGCTACGTTTTGAACGCTAGTTGGCGTTGTTTGACCAGCGTAATTACCTACACCCATGGTCCATCCTGGGCCAATTGACCATCCTGGGCCAATTGTTACTGATTTTGGTAATGACATTTGATATCCTTTTGTTTACTTATACAATAAAAATAGGGTCCGAAGACCCTATCCGGTACAGTTTTACCTGTTTAGAAACGTCCTACAACAATTTCTATTGTGCCTTCTGCACCATCAAAGTCTTCCAGTGCTTTACCAATTACTGATCCAACTCGAGGATCAGCTTCGGCTCTGGCACGGCCCAGTCCTGCGGCCACCATCAAGTCCCCCTTGCGGACTGGTCCAACAACCAAGGTTGGCACACGTCCGGTTAACGCAACAGCCACTGCAAACTCGCTGTGTAATCCTTCATTCATTAAGAAACCAGGGTCAGTAGACACTACACCAGCTACCTTGCGATCTGCATCTACAGCGTTGACTGTGACTTCGGCTGTACCGCCAAACACCACCACTGTGCCTGGAGCATACTCAGCGTCGGCTGTGTATTTCTCTGCCAAGTCAGCGTATTGTGCTGTGGTTGCTTTGGCAAATACAGTGTTGAATCCCACTGTGCTTGAGCCAATATTACCTACACCTGTTGTTGCACCGTTGACGATTGCTGTGACATTGGCACCTGAGTTGACTGTAAGTTGACCAGCTGTTACAATGTTGCCACCAGTAACTGTGCCAGTGACACTTGAACTTGATCCTGTAATCACACCACCCACTACCGATGCAGCTGTTACAGTACCACTAACACTGGTTGAACTACCGGTAATCACACCGCCCACTACCGATGCAGCTGTTACAGTACCACTAACACTGGTTGAACTACCGGTAATCACACCGCCCACTACACTTGCGGCAGTTACTGTGCCGGTGACACTTGCCAATCCTGTAATGTAAACACCTGTTGATGCCCAAACAGCCACGTTACTGGTTCCACCAACACTGGCTGCAATATTACCACCGGAAGTTGTAACTTTTAAGTTTGATGTGCCACTGATTATCTGTGTGGCATCAATGCCACTCAGTTGACTACCGTTACCAAGAATGTAACTTCCAGTAATGTTGCCAGCTACGCTTAATCCTGCGGCACTGCTGAATGTGGCTACAGCAGTAGGGCTAATTGCTCCCGATGCTGTGGTCAATATCTGCACGTTGGTAGCACGACTGGTATCAGTGAACGCTTCTGCAGCTGTTATGGCTAATAAACCAGTTGATGCATTACCAAATTGTAAACTTCCACTACTGAATCCGCGTCCAGTAAACTGAGCAATATAGTCTCCGCTCTGGGTCTGTGATGGACTGGCCGCAGTATTTCTAGCAGCACGTCCAGTAAACGCCACGTATGCACCTGTACCAAATGCATCTTGAACAATACGAGTTTGTGAACTATCCGCACCAACTATGTGTATTTCTGTTCCCAGTGTGGTGCTGTTACCTGTTACAGGATAATTTACAGTCTGTGGGTTGCCTAAAATATTAAGTTCACAATCAGGAGTAGTTGTACCTATACCAATGTAGCCCGGAGTGCTGGTATTGGTACCAGTGATAATGTTACCAAATGCACTTACAATACCACCAGTTAGGATGTTGCCACCAGTGATGTTACCAGCCACGCTGCTTGTTGTAGTTGCGCCAGCTAACACAGTTTGTCCACCGGCTGGATTGGTCATCACAATGGCTGTGGCATTGGCACTGATCAGTGCATTACCCAAGTAAATTGTATTGCCACTTAACCATAGATCTTTAAAGCGTTGTGTTGTGCTGCCCAAACTGTAGGTAACGTTGCTTTGTGGCAAAATATTACCATGAATTTCCATCGAATTGGTTGTGAAGGTGGCTATATCGTTGGTGTTGCCCACGTCGATGACCACATTGCCGCCCGGAGTTGGAATCGTTACAGAACTGATGCCATTTATAATTGAGTTGGTGGCCACGTTACCAAGAATGGTAGCATTGCCTGACACAACCAAATCACCCACAACGTTTGCTGTACCTGTTATAGTAACAATGTTTGTGGTGTCACTGACTCCAACTGAAGCATTGGCACTTACGTTGGTCAAACTCAACAAGGTTGTTGTTGTGGTCAATGCACGAACGTCGATCAAGTCAGCTGTGGCCGGTGCTTCTGTAAATGTCAATGTGGTTCCACTTACACTGTAAGCCGAAGTTGGTATCTGCAACACACCGTTGATACTGACAATTGTTGCAGCTGTGGTTGAAGTATTGGACAAGGTAAACACTGTGCAAGCACCATCACCAGCAAACTGTTGATCAGTGATAACTGTAAACACTGTGGAGCCAACACCTATCCAAGCACTGTTGTTGTATATTTCTATACTGTTGGTTGTGCTGTTGAAGCGCAACATACCAGTAACGCCTGTGGCCGGACGCTGACCTTGCGTACCAGCTGGTAACAAGATTGAATTGGTACTGTTGAACGCTACAACGGCATTGACAGTCTGTGCGCTTGATCCAAAGCTGGCTGTGTTGGTGGTTGCATTGACAAAGAACACATTGGCAGCTGTACCACTTACGCTGAAGTTTGTGTTGGCGTTGCCACTGTTGACTTGTATTGTGCCACCTGGGTTCAGCATGTTGACAGTGTTGCCAGCAATAACAATATTGCCACCAGTGACACCGCTGGTTGCACTTACTACGCCGCTGGTCAGGATGTTTCCGCCTGTGATGTTACCACTGCCACTAATTGCACCACCAGAACCACTTGTTAAAACGTTTCCGCCTGTGATGTTGCCAGTAGCACTTACTGTACCACCTGTGGCCAAATTGCCACCTGTGATTGTGGCAGTAGCACTTACTTGTCCACCGGTGTTGATATTGCCGCCGTCTACGTTACCAGTAACACTAGACGAACTTCCTGTTATGACACCACCCACTGTTGATGCAGCTGTTTGTGTGCCAGTGACACTAGAACTTGATCCTGTAATTACACCACCCACTGTGCTAGCAGCTGATTGTGTGCCAGTTACAGAACTAGAACTACCTGTGATAACACCACCCACTGTGCTAGCAGCTGTCTGTGTACCAGTTACACTTGAACTTGAACCTGTTATAACACCACCCACTGTGCTAGCAGCTGTCTGTGAACCAGTTACCGATGTTGATGTACCAGTTATGACACCACCCACTGTGCTAGCAGCTGTCTGTGTACCAGTGACACTAGAACTTGAACCTGTAATCACACCACCCACTGTAGAGGCTGCAGTTTGTGAACCAGTTACTGATGTTGATGTACCAGTTATAACCCCACCCACTGTGCTAGCGGCAGTTTGTGAACCAGTGACACTGGTACTTGTCCCTGTAATTACACCGCCTGCTACACTAGAAGCTGTTACACCGCCACTAACGCTGACACTTGATCCAGTGATTACACCACCCACTGTGCTTGCGGCTGTTTGTGTGCCGGTTACAGAACTAGAACTACCTGTGATAACACCACCCACTGTGCTAGCGGCAGTGGCAGTGCCAGTAACACTGACACTTGATCCTGTGATTACACCACCTACTGTGCTGGCAGCTGTGACAGCACCACTTACACTGACGCTTGTACCAGTGGCTGCACCAATGTTAGGTGTGGTCAATATAGCACCAGCTGGTATGTATAGTTGATTACTACCGTTGACACCAATTGTGGCGTTGCCCGATGTATCATAAAGAACGTTAAACTGTGTTCCAGTAAGACTTAACGCAGTACCTGCGGTGTATGATCCTGCACCAGAGAACTGGGTAAAGATAATTTGAGTTGTTCCAATAGTAACTGGAGAATTGGTCGTACACACCCATCCAGTGTCAGAGTTGACAGTACCTGCTTCAACGAATGTAAATGCACCAGGAATTTCAGCTGGTTGGTTAAAGTCTGTGGCACGAGTCAATACTGCGGCTACACCAGGAGCGCCTGCTGTGGTTACCACATAGATACCGTTGAATGCAGCTGATTGTGTTGTGTTGTTTACAAACGCACCAACTTCGTTCTTGATCAGCACACGTGAGTTAGCAGTTACAATACTGCCGTCAATGGTCAAGTTGCCTGTGGCAGTTAATGTAATTGTTGCGCCTACACCACTGGTGCCGTTGTTGTATGTGTATGGTGCTATGTTGGCTGCTGTAGCATATACCACAGAAGCCTTAGGATCAAGACCTTGTGCCACTGTATCAACATAAACTTTTGTTGCGGCATCTTGATCAGCTACTGGATCGGCCAAGTTGTTGATATATCTGTTGTTCATACCTACGTTGCCGGTAGGATTCAAACTGATTGTTTGAGCATTAATTGTAAGAGTATCGCCGGTAGTAACACTGTAGATGTAATTTGTTAATACATTACCACCAGTTACGTTGCCACTAACGCTGACACTTGATCCAGTGATCACACCACCCACGGTACTGGCGGCTGATTGTGAACCAGTTACACTAGTTGAACTACCTGTAATCACACCACCCACTGTGCTAGCGGCAGTAGCAGTGCCAGTGACGCTGACACTTGATCCAGTGATCACACCACCCACGGTACTGGCGGCTGATTGTGAACCAGTTACACTAGTTGAACTACCTGTAATCACACCACCCACGGTACTTGCAGCTGTTTGTGAACCAGTGACACTGGTACTTGTGCCAGTTATAACGCCACCTGCTACGCTAGAGGCCGTAACGCCACCTGTAACACTAGCACTTGATCCTGTGATTACACCACCCACTGTGCTGGCAGCTGTTTGTGTGCCAGTGACACTGGAACTTGATCCTGTAATTACACCACCCACTGTGCTGGCAGCTGTCTGTGTGCCAGTGACACTGGAACTTGAACCTGTAATTACACCACCCACAGTGCTGGCCGCTGATTGTGACCCAGTTACACTGGTACTTGTACCTGTGATAACTCCACCGGCTACACTGGCGGCCGTAACGCCACCTGTAACACTAGCACTTGAGCCGGTGATTACACCACCCACTGTAGATGCAGCAGTTGCAGTTCCAGCAGTGGAAATATTACCAAAAGTACCGTTGCCAGTGGCACTTACATAGCCACCTGTTAATAAATTACCACCAGTGATGTTACCACTGGCACTTAAACTTGCAGCACTAAATGTTCCAGCGGTACTAATATTACCAAAAGTACCGTTACCAGTAGCACTAACTTGTCCACCAGTTAAAACATTGCCACCTGTGATTGTTCCTGTAGCACTGGCAGTGCCGCCTGTGGCCAAGTTGCCACCTGTGATTGTTCCTGTAGCACTGGCAGTGCCGCCTGTGGCCAAGTTGCCACCTGTGATTGTTCCTGTAGCACTGGCAGTGCCCGGAGTGGCCAAGTTGCCACCGGTGATTGTGGCTGTAGCGTTGACAGCACCAATCAAGTTACCAACTAAACTAGTGGTGCCTTGGTGAATTGTGTTACCACTGTGCAAGTTGGCATAGGCAGACAGTGTAAATGTTGTGTTACTAACTGTGGTGCTACTAAGGGCTGTAACGAATTCTTTGGCACTTTCTTGCCAAGCTAAAACAGCAGATTGTTGACTACCACGCAGGCCAATTGTACCAATGTCCAAAGTAGGAGTACCTGTAACTTGTCCGTCAGCCAGTGTGATCAACGGATCTGCAATTAGTGTGTTAACTGTGTCAACGTTGGTTGTGGTTCCTGAAACTGTCAAGTTACCTGTAATGGTCAAATCACTACCGTAGGTCAGGTTGTTGGCAATTCGAGTAGCAGTAATCGAGTATGGTTGTATTTTGGTACCGGCGTTGATACCCACCAAGGTATTGCCTGTTACTGCGTCAGTTACCTGATTGTTATTAATTCTAGTTACGGCCATTTTTTTCTCCAGTTGGCTTCTTTTTACTGCACTTTTACTGCAAATGCAGTAAAATAATAAAGGTTTGTCGCTCTAATATGGGCTATATGTTATTTACCACGGCCGTGGGAAATCGGTTCTCTGTGCCTATTATTCACTGCGGAGCTAATACTTGTCGAGAACTATTGGGGGGATTATAAATTGTAGAATAACAATTGGTTGAACTGTTATTTAGCTTGTTTACAAGAATCTGATGTCTATTACGTCACCTGTAGCCGGCGCTTCTGTAAACACTAGATTGGTACTGGGACTGGGCGACATCGAATAAGATTGATCAGGAACCTGCGTAATACCATTCAACATGACCAATGCAGCCGCTGTAGTTGTGCTGCGATTTAATGTAAATGCAGTGGCAGTTCCGTTGCCGTTGAGTGTTTGATTGGTCACTGCTTGACTGGTAGAATTCCAAGCATTACCGTTGTAAACTTCTATCAGTCCAGTGGTGCTGTTGAATCTTGTGGTGCCTGTTGCGGCTGGACTAGGACGTTGGGCAGTATTACCCACTGGCAATATCAGGCCAGTTGTGGTATCGATACTGACTACACCAGTGCCAGTAGGCTGTAATGTAATTGTAGCATTGGCCAAACTGCTGCTGATTGTGGTATTGCTTATGGTCAAGTTGCCCAATAGAGCTGTGCCTGCGACACCAAATGGTCCTACATATCTATAGCCCACAATAAACACAGATTTGCCTGTGACGCCGCCGGTGATTACTGATGGTATATTAGCACCATTGAAGTTTAGGACACCGGCCTGATAATCAAAGAACCAGGTGTCGTCATTACCAGAACCGGTTTGGAACAGTCTAGTGCCAGTGGTTTGTGGAGTAGTAGATCCTGTGGTGTCTACGTAAACCACTACCAAATAGTTGTCACCAAATTGTGTGGGTATCCAGTTGGTAAGATTGGTTTTCCAAGTTTGATTGTCGGGCGCTGTTAGGTCTTCGGTACATTGCACTGTGGGGCTGTATCCAGCACCGCCACCATCTTTGTAAACTTGAACTATGGAGCTGGTGTTGCTGGGCGGAGTTGCAGGAACGTCACCGCTGTTGGTCCAGACCAAATCACCACGATACAGCAGGGGACTGGGTATGCTTTCGTTAAAAGCTTCTTTACTGCCACTTCCCGGCGGAGGTATAGAAGTTTTGGCTACACCGTAACCAACTTTCTTCCAAAGATAATCTAGTTTTTGACTTTCACCAAATGAGGCAGCCATTATGCAGCGTCTCCTATCGAAAGTGCAGTTATGGTTTGTCCACTACTCAGTGCTATACGAACCAAAATATTATTGCCTGTGCTGTTGCTGGAGTTTTGCGAACCTAGTGTCATGGTATAGCCCACATTGGCAATAGCCGAGTTGAGTGGCACAACGTCAGCACCGGTCAATGCAACACCATTGGTTCCGTTACCGCCTCCGGCTATGTTTGCGCCCGGCACACCCGATCCGTTATACTGTAGTGAACAGCTCAACCAACCATTGAGTGTTGAGGTTGGCCCAGGAAAGCCTGGAGTAGGTGAGCTGAATCCACCTGTGTCAATGGTTGTACCTGGGGCCGCAATCCACATGCCGGCAACGCCGGTAGTAGTTGTAAGTCTAATGTCAAAGTTGGCCATTGTGGCTCTGCGGAAAGCAAAAGTAAAGTATTGTAGTCCGCTGCGTCCTGTGGCAAGATCAGGTCCCACTGGCAAATATCCGGTACTCAAGTCAGTTACATAATGTTTAACTACACCATACCGGTCAACTGCGTCTTGAGTTCCTGCAATAGTTTGCACACCGGTCCATACATTACCGGTATAGTAATTCGTGCTGCCGCTGAATGCTGGTGTGTTGCTAGCAGCTCCAAACCCAGTTATACGTAAACCGTTGTCAGTGTATACAGAACCCAATGTTACACTGACTGCAATGTTGCCTTCACTGATGCCGGTATTGGCCGCGGCATTGACCTGTATCTTGGTCGGTAACTGAACTGTGGTGCTGGTACCAATCACGTTGAATATGTTGGCTCCCACATTGGCCACAGCATTAACGGCTCCATTGATCAACACATTGAGATTGCCCATAGTATAGTTTGATACGATACCCACGTTGGCATTGACATTGCTGCCAGTAAGCATACTAGATGTTCCGTTGATCTGAGCCAAAGTTTTGGTCTGTGCGGCAATGATTGATCCGGTGCCTTCTATGGCTGATCCAGCACTCAATGTCATTGGATCAGCACTACGGAAAGTTTGGCCAGTAAAGTTTTGTAATTCTAAAGTGGCCACTGTAACACTTGGACTGCCTGTAGCACTGTAATATGGAATACCCGAAATGTAAGTGTAGGTTCCAGTGACATTGCCGGCCATGATCACGTTGCTGGTCACCAAGGTAGGTGCTGAATTCAAATTGTCTTTGACCATACCTACAGTATTGGTGTTGCCGGATACTGTGTGTCTCAGTTGGAAATCATTATAACCGGTGCCCAAGCTGGCCAAAGTATTGCTGATAGTAGCAGAAAATACCTTGTAGAATCCTGTGGGCACAGCGGCATTGGCCACGTGCAGATCTCTGTCAGCTGACACAATCAATGCGCCTGCTGTGCCTACTGTATTTCCGCCAGTGGTAAATGTCACATTACCAGCGGCTGTGTTATTGACATAAGCAGTCAGTGTGCCCGTAGTTGCTGTGTTGGCATTTTGAACTTGTGTGCTGGTAGCAACTGGTGTGGTAGTTGCTACACGAAGCACCGACGTGCCATTGGCCGCAATATTTCCACCAGTGTTGTCTTTTGCGCCAGCGGCCAACAGCGGGCTAGTGCCTTGACTGGCTGTGGATATGGTCACATTGGTATAGCCACTGAGGTTTGTTGGTGCTGTGGGATTGGCCAAGATTGTGATGTATGCTGTCTTGGTCTGTGTGTTACTTTGTGATATTGTTCCAGGTGTTCCGTTGGCCTGTAGTGCAACTGTTTTGGTTCCAGTAGTTGGAGATCCTACTGCTGTCTGATATGAATGTGAGACATTGGCAAAAGTTATCAGGCCAGTGTTGCTGGTGGTATCACCCCAGGTCCAGTTGAATACATTTCCAGCAAAGGCCACGTTGGGCGAAGTTTGATTTTGAAAGTTAAACAAACTGCGGTCAAGACCGTTGTAGTCGGTGTATAGATATCCAACCTGTGCATTGGATGTGAATCCTGTGGCATCTGTTTGAGTGTTACTGGTTCCTATAAAACCAGCTCTAACTTCTGGTTCGATGGAAATGGTCACGTTGCTGGACTTGAACGGGCTGGTGCTGTAGCCAGTGTATAACCAAAGATTGGCCACATAGTTAACTGTGGTGGCTGCATTTTGTTGACCTGCCGTAAGGGCAAAAATATGTGAGGTATTGGCTGCGCCAGGATTGCCGGCTAGACCAGTTTGAATATTAATATTGCTATTGGCAGTGCCATCTCCCCATTGGAAGTTGTATAATTGTTGAGCGCCAAAGCTGGCTGTGTTGCCAGGACTTCCAGGAGTGTCGTTTCTAAATTGGACATTTCCACCAGAGGTAGCTGAGTAGTTAATGGTTGTTGTTACGTTAGCAGTAATTGCTGGACTTTGTTGCGTATATATTTTAACATCAGTTGCAGCAGATGTTACACTGTATGGTGGTGCGTTACCGGCTGTTTGATTTGTACCTGTTAATGTGATACTGCGAAGAGCGTCAGTGTTGGCTGAATTATTATAGGTATGACTGTTTGTGGTCCAAGAATTTCCAGGATTAACTGCTGTGTTACCATCACCGTAGTTGATTGTGTATGATGTTGCATACTGACTAGTATTGGTCAATGTTACACTGCTACCTGTATTTAAACTAGTAGGACTTGTGGTAAACGATGGTATTGGCAAAGGTGTATACAGAGTAATGTAATTGGTATTAGTTGACGTTGCTGTTGATCCTTTGGCACCAGCATTGGCATTGCCACTGTAGGTTCCATTGGTGTTGTAGGCTGTATACACAACTGTAAATTGTCCACCAAGCACATTACTATAGGTATGTGTTGGGTTTGCTAGTGTGCTAGTTGTACCATCACCAAAATTCCAAAGATAGCTGGTAGGATTACCAATGTAGTGGCCAACAAACGCCACACTCAATGGACTTGGACCCGATGTCACATTGGCCGTAATATAAACATTGCCCACATAGGTGTTTCCAGCAATGTTCAAAGCCACTTGATTTAAATCGTCTAGACCGTCGGTAACAAATGTAGCAGTGGTCCACCCTGGATAGGCCACGTTGGTGGTTAAACTGCCGTCAGTGGGTGTTCCTAATGGAATTAAATTGCCATATATATTGCCAGCAACATTGCCAACTGTTTGATCTACATAAAATTTAGTTGTGGCATCTGCATTGGCCACTGGCTCAGCTAGGTTGTTAATATTAACATTGCCAGCACTGATATTGCCAACGTTGGAAATGATCACATTGCCAACTGTAAGAACTCCGGCTACTTCAAGGGTAGATACAGGGCTATCAGTATTAATACCAACATTGGCGTTAGCAATGGATATGTCAATGCCGTCTCTTTCAAGAATGCTTGATAAAATCTGCCCTTTTACATAATTGACTGCCATAGATTATCCCTGTATAGGATATTTAGCCGGTTAGCTACTGGTGTGAATTACATTAATTGGCACAGTATTAGGTGGTGCTGATGTAAATGTAATGTCGTAACCACCGTTGACTGTGTAACTTGTAGCTGGGTCTTGATAGATTGATCCTACAAATACCATAATATTTGCTGCTACATCCTCTGCTATACTCATTGTAAAAACAGTCTGAACTCCGTTGCCGGTAAAATCGTCCACTGTGTAGCTGACGCTGCCACCAGTGCTGAGTGTGTTCCAAATTGATCCATTGAAGAATTCTACAAGTCCTACATCAGTGTTGTATCGAATCATACCAAACGTTGGATATTCAGGCCGGGTTTCTGATGATCCAGTGGGCAATACTACACCGGTACTACCGCTCGGCAGTCGTCGATTTTTTACATAAATTCCCATTAGACTGTGGTGTAGCTGGTTACAATATTAAGATTGCCGGTAGAGTTGGCTACTGCTCGTATAGTGTCATTGTTACCCAACAGTATCTTTTCAGCAGCCACATACAGTTGATAAGTTTCAAATCCAGTGAGTTCTAAATTAGTTAGAATCAAATTTTGTGTGTTGGCCGATCCTCCTGCTGGCACAGCATACACGTTGGCTGTAACTGTGTTGGCTGTGTAGTTGTTTATTACCAGTGAAGTAATAGCAGTATTGCCACCGCTGACGTATGCGTTACTGACTGAATTGGTTACTAATACTGTTGTTATTGACATTGTTGTTCCTTAAAATATAATTGCAAATACTATGGCTTTGCTTTTGCTGACCAGCTCGTCGTTGGCTGATGAGGATGTAAAGTATAGACCTGTTCCACCTGATCCTGTGACATTGCTGTATAGAGCCACAGCATTAGCTACGTTAGCTGGAGTGGCCGTATTGCCAAATACTTGATAGCCCAACATGGTCAATTTGTTGTTGCCATAATCAAATGTCAAGTTACCACTGGCACCAAATACACCACCTTGATTAAACTGTATCTGTGTGTTGGATCCAGCAGCATTGGCCGCCGATGCTGTGGTTAAAATATTGGCATAAGTTCCAACACCCAATCCTGATACATTACTACTGACCTGCCAGGCATTGATTGTTGCGTCAAATCTTAATCCAGCATAAAGACCGTTTCCAACATTGATCCCAGCCAATAAACCCATGTCTGTAACAGTGCCAGTGTTGTTGGCGGCCACCACAATAAAGTCGTCAACCGTGGTCAGGTTACCTGTGTAGGTCAAACTACCGTTGAAAACGGTATTGGCATAGTTGATCGTAAGTGTAGCAACCCCATTGTTGCCGGTTAGGGTTAGGTCGCCACTGGTATTCTTGTATGTAGACATCTCAGGATCCTTTTTGTTATTTATGCGGTATACAATAGTGAAAGTCATAAAAAATCCCCACCGCAGTAGGGATTTTTTGGACGTTACGCGAATTACGAAGTATAGTTCTGAACATCGCCCAAGGTCAATAGACCAGTGGTATTAGTCCAGGTTGAAACTTCTGCACCAGATTTAGCAGTTGTCGAAACAGCTTCACTGAATGTAAGGCCACGTGTATTACCAGCCACAGTAACAATGTTAGCAGCACCTTCAGAAGCGGCCAACTGGAAGGTTGTTGTTCCGTTAGTAGCAACTACATAATAAACGGTTGGATCAACATATCCAGTAATTGTAGCATTACCTGTTAATGTTCCGCTGACATTGATAATTTGACCTGTTGTAAAGGTACTGGCATTGGCAGTGAACCAACCTGCAGTATTGGCAACAGCAACACTACCCAGTGTAACAGCAGTGGTTTCACCAGCTACAAAGAAGTTCACAGCATAACGAACAGGAGGAGTTGAATTATCCCAGATATACTTGTTGGTCAAACGAGTGGCGTAGATTGAACTGCCATCAGCATTGAATACCATGTTCATTTCACCTGAGTTAATAGTGGCATTTGCAATCAAACTGCATTGACCGCAATCACTAGCAGTTCCTGTACCAGAACCTACACCAGTGGCAGTAAACACAGCACCAACTGCTGGCGTAATAGGACCACCAATTGCTGTCCAATCAGTATCGCCTAATGACAGAATCTGATAGCTAAAGCCAGCTGTGAAACTACCTGCATTGACACTGTTTTCGCCTGATACCAAATACTTGGTAGTGCCTTTTTGTGTAATAATGTAAGCGGCACCTTCTTGACCGTTGACGTTGGCTGTAATTTTAACTACTGGATAATCAGCAGTAGCAATGCTGGCGTTAGCACCACCGACTACACCCAAGAATTCTGTGCTGGTCATTCCAACTGGAATAACTGGAGCTGTTACATTACCAAAGTCATTGAAACCAATATCAATGGTTGTAGATTTTTTAATTTTAAGTGGACGACCCATTTTGTTTTTAATCCTTATGAATAAGTCTGTAGGTTCTAGCCTACTACGCGGCTGGGTTAAGAGCCGCATAAAACGCATGATTACGTTGACAAGTATTTATGCCAATAGATATTTTACAGGTACCACTACACAGCAGTAAATATGTTATGGATACAGAACTTTTAATAGCACACGGCAACACTGCCAGAGAAGAAAACAACCCAGAACTGGCGTTAAAATATTATGCTCAGGCCCTAACTGAAGATCGTAATTCAGCATCAGCATTCAACAACTACGGAAACGTATTACGCGAATTGGGTGACCCGTTGGGTGCTATACCATTCTTACAACGCAGTATACAGTTGGCGCCTACTCATCCAACTTCACAGTTCAATTTGGCTGTGGCTTATTTGTTAGCCGGTGACTATGCTCGTGGATGGCCACAGTACGAAACTAGATGGAACTACGAACATCTTGCTGGCGAATTGCCACAGTTTCCACAACCCAGATGGACTGGTCAAGACGTCAAGGGCAAAACAGTCTTAGTCACAGGTGAACAAGGGCACGGGGACAATATACAATTTGTTCGATTCATTGGCGACATTATTGAACGTGGCGCTAAGGTAATTTTAACGTTAAACCCAAATCTTCGCCCATTGCTGCTTGGTCCTAGTATTCCGACAATTCTAGTCGAAGGTGATCCGTTGCCCGAGTTTGACTACTGGACACCGATCATGAGTATTCCTGGAGTAATTGGAACAACCGTTGAGAATTTGGCCAATGTGCAATTCTATTTGACTGCCGATGCCAAATTGCAACAAGAGTGGCAAACACGATTAGGACACAAGAACCGACTGCGTGTGGGGTTTTGTTGGAGTGGTCGTAGAGACACCTGGATCAATCGTCACAAAGCCATGCCGTTTGAGACCATGTTGGCATTGATCAAACGAAACCCCAGCTACGAATGGGTCAATTTACAATGTGATTGCACTGTAGAAGAAGAGGCCCAACTAGTAGATGCGGGTGTTCGAGCATACCCGGGTGCTATACGAAGTTTTGCCGACTCGGCCGCATTGATCATGCACATGGATGTGGTGCTGAGTGTTGATACTGCTATAGCTCACTTGGCCGGAGCATTGGGTAGACCAGTCTGGGTCATGCTGAGTCAGTATGCACTTGATTGGCGATGGTTATTGGATCGAGACTCGAGTCCTTGGTATTCAACTGCCCGCTTGTTCCGTCAACCTCGAATGGGTGACTGGACTAGTGTCACAGATAAAATACACAAATTTTTAAGTTGGTACAAGATTTAACTTATTGCTTTTCCATAAATCATTTCGACTATTTCTTTGTCAATTCCATACTTGTCTAAAACCTGTCTTGTGACCTCCAAACATCTTGGATCTTCTAATTTACGACTGTGCTTCCAAACCACACGGTCCGTATTTTTCTCAAAATCACCAACTTCTTTCAGCATGGCCTCATACGTTTGGTGAGTATATCCTCCACCAAACAATAACGGTGTTTCCTCGTGTGATGCGAATTCAACTGTGCTTGTTGGATCCTGCAAAGTAAAAATATAGTAACCATAAATTTCATTTCCTGCAGGATATTCACCCCAGGTGTGATAATGTCCAAATCGTTCTTGCAATCTATCCCAATATTTTTTTAATTGTTGCACATTCCAAACCCAAGGACGAATATTTAAGATAGTAGTGTAATAGTCAATAGGTTGATCAACTAATCCATTTAGGTCATAACCCATATCTACAAGTTTTTCCCCTTGACAATGATAGGTGATTCGATACTTGTGATCTTTTTTAAATGTATTATAATCGCAAGGCCTCAGTAAAAAATCTTTACAATCCCATACAATAACATCATCTGCTCCGGTGTCAATACTGTAGTATACCGTGTTGACCTGTTGTTCTGTAACTCCAATTTGATAGATATCTACACTTGGACAAATTTTAATTTTCCAATCTTGGTCAAACATTGTATTAACAATGTCCCAGTACGGTTTAGATTTTTCGCACGATCCTATACATACAGTCAGTTCGCGCTTTCCTTTCCAATTTTTGTTCATGCAATAACAAAACATTTGAAACTGCTTGATATCATTTTTAAAGGTTGTAACCAACATTGAATAGTTCATAAATCTACTTAGCAACTAAAACTACAACCAACAAAAAAGCGCCTTTCGGCGCTTTTTTGATTTTCCTTCCCATCCCTGAGAAAGTTGCGGTCTCTGATTAGGAGAATGACAAGTTCTGAACTGCGATCTCGCCAACATAGTCAGCTGCGTTACCGAAGCTGGATGCTGTGTTGGTCAACTCGACAAATCCATAACGTGTCATGAATGACACGACTGGTTCGAAGGTTGATGGATCAAGAACAACGCCACTGCTCATCAACGGAATGTATGGGCAATAGAACGCTGCGGCATCAGCTTCGCTTGTGCCCTTATAGCCAACCAATACAGAGGCTGTATCAGAAGCATAAGAGTTAACAAACACACGCATTGCACCGTTCAATGTACCAACAAACTTGGTGTTTGTAGGTGCTTCGAATGTGCCTTCTGTTGTGCGAGCAAAAGCAGAAGTTGTTGCAGATTGCAACACTGTCAAACTAGCTGGAGAAACAACAGCCCAATTACCAGCACCACGACGTGTGCGTTGAGCGATCAAGTTAGCGACACGGTTGATCAACACTGCCAAAGCGGCGTGTTCGTCACCAACGAATGTAGCTGTACCAGAAACGGTAGCTTGGTTGTATGTATACTCTGTTGCGGCCAATGTGCTGAGTGACAAGAGAATTTCTTGGTCGATCTCGGCGGTAATCTCTTGAGCCAAAGCAGCCATAATTTCTGCTTCAACGTCAATACCGTGCATGGCTTGTGCATCTTGTGCAGATTCAAAAGTCCAACGAGCTTGTAACTTGCGTGTCTTAGCTTCAACAGCTTGTTTCAAGATCTGAACGGAAATTTGCTTACCGCCTGTACCTTCCATAGTTGCTGTGTTGTTACCAGTGTAACCAGTAGCAGTAGTAGTATTCTGTGGAACTGTAGAATACGCTGTAGCAATTGTGAATGGACTCAAAGCTTCAGAACCAGCTTGGACGCTGGTAGCGGCTGCTGAGTTGTCTGTTAAGCTCTGTGCATAGCGAACACGTAATGTGTGGATTTGACCTACAGGTCCTGTCATTGGCTGAACGCCAACCAACTCGTTAGCAATAACAGTTGGCATAACACGACGAATAACTGGCAGAATCACACGGTTTAATGTAGCGATGTTACCAGATACTGTAGAACCAGAAGATGCGTTCTCACGCAAATACTTCTTGGTATTTTCAAGGATTACACTCATAGACGTGCGCTTGGAACCAGAAAGGCCTTCCAAGAGTGCGTCTTTAGTTTCGTCCCAACGACCTTCTAATAATTCTTGTGACATTTAAGTCTCCTTTTATTATATCTTAAATTACAGCCCTGCCAAACGCTTTAGATCGATCACATTGCTGGTATTATCAGCTTGTTGATCTGCATCTGGACTGCGGGCAGATTTATCGCCAGTTGCTTCGTTGAACGTTTCAGTAATTACTTTTTTGGCTTTTACTGAGCGGTCTTCTAAAACTGCTGGTAGATACTTTTCAAAAGCATTCGACAAGCGACTTGTCTGGACACTTTCAAGCAAATTACGCATTACTTCTGCTTTTTCCTTGTTTAAAGGAGCCAACAGTTCCTCTAAAGCAGCTTCACGCTGATTAGATTCTTTAAGTATACGCATTTCGCGTTCTTTGGATTCGACTAGAGTTTTTGCTCTCTGGGCGAATTTGATGGCTTCAGACAGTTTAGCATCCTTGGCGGCGATTGTATCATGCAACTTGCGAACTTCTTGCTTCTCATTTAGGTGAGTTGCACCAAATTCACTTGCATACGCTTCAAAAATACGACGTCCAAAATTGTTCTCGCGAGCAACTTTGATGTCTTCTTGTAACTGACTGAGTTCAGCCTTGAGGTGTGTGCTAACAGCACTGGACATCTTCTTGGCGCTTTCTGTAACGAAACGTGCTTTGAGTGTTTCCAATTGTTTGCGAGCTTCGCGCACCAAACGAACCTTAGTGTTGACCACGTCTTGTTTGTCTGTTGCAAATTCTTGAATCTCACGTGCAAGAGCATGAACCACAAAGTTTTCCAATTTCTGGACACCTTCTGTGTGCATCTTGCGGTCTTTACGCAGTTCGCCAATTTCTTCAGCAAGTTTTGTCACCATAAAGTTGTTGAACTTTGTAGCTGACTCTTTCATTTTGCCTTGAAATTTAACGCGATCTTCAGCAAGTGCTTGCTTTTCAGCTTTCACTTGATCAAGCTCTGCAGTAAGTCCATCTGTTATCATACGATCCAGGGCTTCCACCATCACTTGTTTGTCATGCTCATAGCGTTGTGCAAACTCTTCTCGGAGTTCTGCACGTACCTGTTCACGAGCTTCGTTCAACTTTGCTTCCCAAGCTTCTGAGATCTGTTGTTGAGCTTCTTCGTTGATAAGGTCGCTATCTAGTAACGGTTTAATAGCATCTAGCATATTATTTCCCTTCAATCTTGAGACCACGTATCAGACGCATTACTTCGTCTTTGACGTATCTCTGTGCTTTGCCGCTCTTAGCTGGGTCTTTGAACATATCCAACAATCGTTGTCCGCCTTTGTGATTCAAAAGGCCTTCATAAATTGCTGTGGGATATGCATTTGGAGCACTCGGCTGAGCAACCACATCTACAGTGACAATTTCAAAGTCACTGACATGTCCGGTTCTGTCGTCGACATTTCCTGATCCACGACTACTAACCCCTAGTTTTACACCGTTAGTCAACATGGTTTCAACCAGTTTGCCCATCGGTGTAGGTAATATCTTTAACGTGCCCATTCCAGCAGGGCCGTCCATCCACATTTTTTCAATCATGTGGCTCACACGATCCAGGTTAATTTTTAAATCTTCTGGATGATCAACTTCGCCTAAAACTGAATGACCTGTTTTAATTTGTTCGTTAATAGTGTCAACTGCCTTGGCAATTTCATTTACAGGATATACTCGTTCGTTGGCATTTCTAACGCCGCCTTCTATGCAAACACCTTTTAGCTTTAAGGTTTTGCTGCCATCGTGGGCT